CCCTCGGACACGGCGTCCACAATATCTTGGAAGATGTGAGTGCCGCCGCTGTGCTTTAGCGCTGCCTCAATTTGTTCCCTGTAGTCGTGGATGTTGGGCGTCAACCGTGTATCCTCGTTATTGCCAGCGTTGCCGCAGGCGTTGATGGGGCAAAGGCCGTGGCAGCATGGGCCGACAGCGAGGCATTTATGTCATCGACCGCCCAGTAGGCTTCCAGATAGTCGCCAGCCGAGAGAGAAAAGATAGCGCTGCGGGCGACGATGTCAGTGGCACCGTTGGACGACAGGCTCGTCCTCATGGCCGACGTGGGGATGTCTACGCCGTTGATGCGGGGCCAAAACCAGAAATTCACTTGGCTAGAGTTGGTGGACGTGATCTGCGCCGTGAACGAGAGCATATACTCGCCACCCTCATCGAAGACGATGCGCGAGGCGGGCGTGCCGAGAGATATGCCATTGGCAGCGGCTGCGGTGAACGTGAGTGCGTAGGCAGTGTTCGCCGCCGCTGCTGTGACGTTGCTCGGGATGTAGAGGCTGGCATTTCCGTCCTCCAAGATCACCTGACGCCAGACGCCGTTCTTGGATACGACGGGATAGCCAGACACGTCATCCCAGAGGATCACTCCGTTTTCTGTGGCGCGGGCGTCACTCGTCTTGAAGCCAAGCCGAGACGCCGTGCGCTGCAGGTATGTGATTAGGTTCGCCGCCCAGACGTTGAGGTTGCCTGTCCACGGGGGTGGGTTGTAGCCGTAGCTCACCGCTTGCCTCCCGCCGTAGCGTCAAGGCGCATGATGCCGACGCGCCAGTCAGCGAGGCGGGCGGCGTCCAAGCGCACTCGCACCTGACGCCCGGTAAATCGCACGTCGGTCGGGTTTGACATGCTGTATGGTCCGTAGGAGCGCTCGGTATCGTTTGGATGGAAGCGCGTCCTGAATGTCGCCGTCACGTCGCCCTGCGTCAGCTCGTCGGGGATCAGTTTTGTCGCCCGCATCACCTGATCGCCAGCGCCGAGGCTAATCGGGCCACTCTCGGCAAACACAGTCGCGCCGTCGTAGTTGAGGCCGACTTCGTGATTGTATGTCGTGCCAGTTGTGGATGCATAGATTGGGCGCGAGAACACGCCTCGATCTACGCCAGCGGTGCGCGAAAGCTCGCCAATAGACCAGTGCCGCTCCGCGTAGTTGTAGGTCACATAGCGGTCAATCTCGATACTCGACGCCGACGGGTAGAACCACCACACCTCATTAAACTGCTGATTGCTGACCGACCACACCTTGCTGATCTGGTCTCGGTTAATGTCGTTAAACACATAGTCAGCCACTTCGCACGGGATGTCTGCCACCGCGCCGCCAGAATATACGTGAAAACCTCTCTGGCCCATCCAGAACACGCCCTCGTCCACGCCGACCGCTGACTTGCGGCTTGTCGCCCCACATGACGAGCCGACGCGCTGAAAGCCGTAGACAAACCCCCCGCCAATGTAGGTGGCGCTGTGGGCGTCCTGATCGGTGATGATAAGCGTTTGCCCGCGCGTGCGGATGCCCTGCATGATCTGGCCGGAGGTTTGCAGCTCAATGTCGCCCGCTTCATTTGTGCTGGCTGGTGTCCACGATGTATTATCCTCCCGGTCAGACCATTGGACTTTGCGGCTATTTCCGCCAGCCCCAAGCGCGAACAGAAAGCGCTCCTCGGTAACCATTAACCCCAGATTACTTGTCGGTGCGTTTGCAATCACGGCGGCGTCGCTGGCCGTGTTCAAGTCCCACTCCAGAAGCCGCCCGTCAGTCGTGGAGCACGCCACAAGGTTCTGGCCCCAGTGATCCAGCGACCACGTCGTGGCTTCGCCATACTGCCCCTGCGCCGCGCGTGGCGCTCCGAAGAAGCCCGTGCCAAAAAAACCGCCACCAAAGCCCGTATTGATCACCGCATCGAGCGTCCCGCCGACCAAGTCGGCAGGCGTGACGTCGTAGATGACGCCGCCAGCCGTGGCGACAGTGAGCTTGTTGTAGCTTCCGGTAGCCACCCACTCGCTGCCACTGAGGTCAGTCCACGCCAGCATGGCGCGCGGGGCGACGCTGTCCATTGCGTCGCGCGCCGTCCACCCGCCGACCGGGCGCATTGTGTTTTCAACCCAGCGGACCAAGCTCGCCTCACGCCAGCGGTTGCTGGCCTGAAATTCAGTGCCGTTGCGGTAGACGCCTGCGGGGATTTGAAGTGGGATTAATGTCATGATGGCACCGTGTAAGTATAGCTCCCGGCGGAAGCGTATGTTGTGGAAACCCCGCCAACCGTCAACTTGACATATCCGCCCGCCCCATCGCCGCCGCCGACAATGCCAGACCCGCCAGCACCCACCACGACCGAGACAAGCCCTCCGGGGATTGCCGCCACGGTGCCAGCTTGTCTGGTGGATGCGCCGCCGCCGCCGCCGCCGTTGTATGCGGCAAATGGCGCGGAGCCGCCCCCGCCCCCGCCCGCCCCATAGGAGGAAGATGGTGCCGGGTATCCCGGAGACTGATTTCCGCTATCTGAGTTAAGCCCGCCAGCGCCGCCCGCGCCGTAGTAGCTGGATGCACCGGGCTGGCCAGTGTAGAAGCCTGATGCCGCCCCGCCAGATCCGCCCGACGCTTAAATGGTGGTAACCCCTGCCCCCGATATGGAGCTTGCGCCACCGCTGCCGCCAGTGCCGCCGTAGCTGCCGCCGCCGCCCTCGCCGCCGCCGCCGATCACTTCATATGTCATAGATACCGTCTTGGCGGTGCCATAAAAGTCTGCGGCTAAGCTAACCTCGCCAGAGGTGGGGACACCCGTATTATTGTCGGTGACATAAGAGCCGCCGCGATAATATTCACTCAGGCTGACTGGGTTGCTGCCGCCAAACTCAGCCTGAATTTCTGAAAGCGAGACGGCCCCAGAGGATTGAATTGCCATTAGACCGTCCCAAATGCTGTGACGTCACCTACTACAGTCAAATTGCCAGAGGCGTCGATCTTCATTTTGTTGACACCCCCGGTGGCGAAGTAAAGCACGCCAGCGCTTTCGGTGATGGTCCAGTTGCCAAGATCAACAGTCGTCACGTTTGCAGTTGTAATGGTGGCAGTTGTAATGGTGGCGGTCGTCACAGCCGCTGTGGGGATCGTCACCGTCCCCGTGAATGTCGGGCTGGCAGCTGGAGCCTTGGCGTCGATCTGGGCTTGAACACCAGACGTCACGCCGGATAAATACCCAAGCTCGGCAGCAGACACCCCGCCGAGCAGCGTGTCCAGTGCGGTCCAGTTGCTGTTTAGCTTGGTTCCCCAAGTGTCCTGATCGCCGCCGACGGTCGGGAGGTTCCAGCTATAATTCGTCGTTACAGTCATGTGACCAACCTTTGTGTCGGATTTGCTTGGTGGCACCTTAGCAGAAATGTTGAGGCTTTACTACGCCGCGACAGGTATGCTCACACACCTCAACTTGGCTTGGTCGGCCAAGTCACATTGTCGGGGAAGCCAGCCTGAGCCGTAATATCACGGAGAGCCTGACGGTAGGTAGCCCACGCGGCCTTGTCTACGTTCACGTCTGGCAGTTGCGTCCAGTCGCTGTCAGCAAGGGCAGCTTGACGGATGAAGCGAGCCGCGTCAGCTTTGCTAATGCCAAGGATAGACGAAACAGCCACGCAAGTTCCCTGCGAAAGCCCCTCTTGGTCTACTCCGTCTCCAATCCCGCCGAGCAGGATGTTTTGACCTTCTGTTGCGCCGTTATAGTTGAAGTTCATGGCTTAGCTCCACTCAAAAGTAACGGCGGTAATAGAAAATCCCGGCGCGGATGAGGCTTCGATCTTGTACTTCATCTGCGTACCGCTGGGCTGAGACGCAATGCTAGCAGTTCCAGAGATGTAGAACGCACCATCCGCAACAGAGTTTGACGGGGAGACAGTAAATGGAAGGACCGTCCATGTTGTCCCGTTGTCACGGCTTGCTGAAAGCGTGTAGGTAGACTCAGATACTGGCGCAGTTCCTGTGACAATCCGGGCCTTTACCGTGGCGCTTGTTGGCGCGGTTGCCGCTGTGTATGTTTCAGAGGTAAACGACCCAGTAGTGCCGCCGGAGGCTATGATGTCCATCTCGTCAATAACATAGCCGGTGGTCGGAGAGCCATTGCTTGCGGTAAATGCCCAGCGGTAGTAGCGGTATGACCCCAGTGCGGAGCGCGTAAGAACGTCAGCCCCCCAATCCGCGCTGCTGTCGTAGCTATCAAGTGTCACCCAAGTCGAGTTGTTGGCAGACCCTTGGAAGGTCCAAGTGCGGGGCTGGTAAGCGCTGTTGGCAAAACGCTCAATGAAGTAACCACCAATTGCTGTAGTCGCTCCAAAATCAACAGTTACAGTCATCGTGCTTGATGTGTATTGTTGAAAGTAAGTTACGCCGTTGTCAAACAGGGTGGATAAATTACTATACCCAGCTGGTGTAACGCTGCAAGACACAGAGCCACTTGAGCAAGCAGATGTCGTTCCCCCAGACATTACTGGGATTAAACTGACAAGCACCGCATTTATGCTGGTAGAGCTTTTAGCAAGGTTACCAGTGACAGACCCGCCATTAAAGTTTGCGTTGTAGACGCCGTTATCCAGCGAGAAGTTGATGGCTGATAAACGGTTCAACAGAATTTGGGAGATGTCACCTGCGGAGGCAACATTAAGCCCAGTCAATCCATTAGGGAAGTTAGGTGCGCCAGTGCCAGCAACGTCGGTGATTGAGTTCGCACGCAACCCATTAGGAAAGTCCGGCGCTCCTGTGCCATCAGCATTGGTGATTGAGTTCGCACGGATTTGAGACATCGGTTATACCCCTTGCGGCTCTGTCGGCCAAGTAATGTTGTGAGGGAAGCCAGCCTGTTGTGGCACATCTAGCAGTGCTTGGCGGTATGCAGCCCATGCTGCCTGCGTGTCAGCGTCAAGTGCAGCCCAGCGAAGTGCATTGCCAGCAATGGCGTCCACTGTGAGTAGGAGGCTGTCACGTTGGGCACGAATGCTTGCTGGCTTGCGAGCCTCAATGGCTGCAACCTCTGCCTCGGTGTAGGGTCGCTTCGTGACTTCACCTGTGCGGGCGTCCGTGATGACTTCAAAGTATTCCATCATGCAACTCCGTAGATAGTGATTGAGCCAGCATCGAATGTGCCTGCCGAGATTGTAAAGGTAATGCTAGTGCTTGCTGTAGTTAGGCCAGACGGCCCGCCTCGGGTAGACTGAGAGGCAATAGCTGTTCCATTAAGGGTAACGGAGTTGACGTAGAAAGCATTAGTGGAGAGATTAATAAAACCACCTCCATACGTAATGGTGCCTGCACCTCCCGCAGTCACAACTGCGGCTGAATAACCATTTAAATTCAGCCAGTCGTTGGTGCTTGTCGAGGATACCGCACTTATAGAAAGCTGCAAAAACTTATAACCAGTCAGATCAAGTCCACTTAGCGTCACAGACGACCCGCTTGTAGTTGCGATAGTGCCAAGTAAGGTCATGCCCAAGCCAGTCAAAGCTGAACCATCAATGGCAGGGAGAGTTCCCGTCAAGTCAGCCGCATCAATAGACCCATCAAATGCGGGTGCCGTTACGCCAGTAGAGCCGTTGATTACGACACTCATGCTTGTGCCTCCAGTGTGCGGATTTCATCTCGCCATGCTTGGCGCTGCGTAAGAACCTCTGGCTTGCTCTTGTCATAGTCCGATAGGACAACGTAGTCGGTGTCCGCAAGGAGTTGCTTAAGGGCTGCAATGCGGGAGGCTTTGGCTTGTGCCTGTGCAGAGGCTTGTGCAGCAGCAATCTCAGTCGTGGTATAGGGGCGGATGGTGCGCTCACCAGTCTGGGCGTCTGTGATGACTTCAAAGTAGTCGCTCATGTCATTTCACCCCATAGATGCGGATGGAGCCAGCAAAGAATGTGCTAGTTCTGCAAAGGAAAGAGATAGAGGTTGAGGCTGTCGTGTAGCTAGAGGGACGACCACCTGCTTTAAGTGGACTTTGGCTCCAAAAAGAGCTTCCTGAATAATTATTCGCAATACCGCTTGTCGAAACGCCAGCGTTCAAGTCCACAAAGCCATCAAGATATATAAGGTAAGGAGAGCCTCCTACTGATCTTCCAATAGCAAAGTCAAAACTAGCAGTCTCAATGCACAAGTCGTCGTTAGCAGTAGTAATCCCTACGCCATCTACAACGTAATAAAGCAGTTTGTAGTCCGTCAGCGTAAGACCAGAAAGCGTCACAGATGAGCCGCTTGTGGTAGCAAGGGTGCCAAGTAAGGTCATGCCGCCAGCCGCAGGAATATCAGCAGTCGTGGCCAGTGTTCCCGTCGCATCAGGGAGTGTCAGCGTTCTGTTGTTGTTGCTGTTAGGGCTGGCAATGGAGAATACCCCAGTGCCGGAAGCGTTAGGTTCTAGTGCAATCTTGCTCATATCAGATCACCACATATCTTGCGCCGGAGGATACTGTCAGTGTCACCCCAGAGTTTATTGTTACAGGCCCGGTAGACATGGCATTCTTGTCTGCGGGGATGGTGTAGTCGGTAGTGATCGCTTGATCGTTCTGGTAAAACACTTGGTCAGTGCCGCCACCCGTAGCGCCAGCCGCAGCAACGCCAGACTTCCAGCTTGAACTTGCCGCCTCCCAGATGAGGACATCACCGTCAACAGGTGTCATCGACCCAACGTCAGATAGGTTCTGAATGCTTTCGCCCGAGAGGCTTTGGAGGGCGGTGTCAGCCAGCGCGCCCTGTGCAGCGGTTGCATAGTCAGTGCTTGCCGTGGCGGCTGCGGTGCCAAGGGCGGGAAGTCCAGACAGGTCAGAGTAAGCGCCAGTTTCCGCTACCGTAGAAAGACCGAGGTTGGTTCTGGCTGTGGCAGCATCACTTAGGTCTGAAAGGTTATTAGCCGACAGCAACACGCCAGACAAAGAAGCATAAGCAGCAAGCCAAAGGCTTCCGTCATATACCTTCATTGAGTTTGTCGTGGTGTTAAAGTATAGCGCTCCAGCTACGAGAGCATTCCCGTCATTATCAAGCGTTGGATCGCTGGCTTTCTGGCCAAGGTAGCGATCATCGAAATTGTCTAAGGCTGCAAGAGCGGCGTCAGCAGATGCCGAAGCAGAAGATGCCGAGGAAGCAGCCGAGGACGCCGAGGAAGCAGCCGAAGACGCCGACGTGGCCGCGTTACTGGCCGACGTGGTCGCGCTACTGGCCGACGTGGCGGCGTTGCTGGCCGACGTGAGGGCGTTGCCAGCCTGCGTCGTCGCAGTCGCTGCTGACGTTGATGCTGACGACGCAGATGATGCGGAGGATGTGGCGCTATTCGACGCACTTACTGCGGACGTCGCCGCCGCAGTCTCGCTGGACGCCGCCGCAGCCTCGCTGGACG